TTTAAGTAACACGATTGTAAATATTCCCTATTCATATTTTTCAGTAAAACTGAATTTCGTGTATTCGCGTTTGCGTTTACTTTGTTTACTTTGTTCGCGTTGTTGCGTTTCACGTTTACCGGAAATGTTAAACGACCGGCAGCTTCCCTTTTATTAAGAAGGTTGCGTTTAATATTATTTTGTGATTTACCATTTTGAACGACACTTTGTCCACTTGTAGTGGGTGTATTTCTAGTACGTGTTGACATATCTACTATGACCTGATATTTTTTTACTTACAATCCACAAACTTTGGGGGTAATTTCTTATACAATTCCATCCAACTCAATACACTGATATCATCAACATCACACCATTCGTAAGGTGAACCATCATTTCCAGCGAAATGTATAGATCGCATATCCCAATGTTTACAAATACCGCACGTCATATCACTATCATCTACTATAGTATCTAAGTTGAGAGCGTGGCATATATCATATTTTTGTAGTTCAAAACTGGTAAAACTATTCGTTAATATGACATCATCAAACATTCCGGGAAAATGAAAATCCAACCAATCCTCCGTCTTTTCACGAACACAATCTTGACGCCCTGTCACTATATACATCTTATCGACATGCGGGCGCATGAGACGAATAACAGGTTGTGAGTCTTGGATGGGTTGAAGCATATCGAACGTTTCTGAGTCATAAAATTCCTGTACCATTTTTTGGGATTGTTTTTCTGTTATGTTGAACATATCTCGATACAAATATCTACATTTTTCCTTTGGCATACTTAATTTCTTCCACGTGGCCATAGGTTTCACAAAGGGTACGAGAACTTCGTCGACATCAATAGCAATTCGATTCATTTACATATTTATAACAATTTATTCATAGTCTCTAATCGCAACCCCGACTGGGAATCTGGGAACATTTTTATCCGTGAGATTCTGAAACCTGACGGTCAACATCTTACCGATGAACTTATCTTTGTTCGCATACTTGCACGCTCTATCCTCAAGAGTTCCTTCTGGTCGCGCGTTAAATACGTTTCCATCTTCCGTCTTACACTTCCAAACGACACAATTCGCGTCTCGACCATGCCCCGTTGTGGCGCCAATGATTTCATATTCCTCAGTCTGGAAATCCTTATGCTTGAGGAGATAGTTGCTTCGCTGACCAACCTCATACACACTGAAGCGATCACGGATCATGGTTCCTTCATGTCCTTCTTCAACATGCTTCTGATGCACGAGAGGAAGATCCTTCTTGGATTTTACGAGTGTCGTTTTGACATATTCGTAATGAGGATTGTAGACGGATTCTTTGACATACTCCCAGCGTTGCTCGAAGGTCATCTTATCCCTGGCAAGGGCTTCAGCTTTGAGATCAAAGAAATCGAACACGTGGAACTTGAGCTTCAGAGGATTAGTCTTGAAAGTACTCGTGAGTTCTTCAAAGTTGAGGTTAGGGTCAAAGGCTTCACCATCAACGTATTGACCATCCTTGAGTCCCTTACCAAGAATTTTAGTTCCTGGGATGATCTTCCCAGTTCTTGAGATACCACCATCTTTGGAGACAAGTAGGCGAACACCGTCAAGTTTGGGTTGAACGTAAAATGGCTCGGAGATGTATTTCTGGCGATCTTCCCATTTGTTCGCCAACATGGGAAGCACGGTAGTAGCCTTGGTATTCGCATTCTTCCAGATAGTTTTAGCACGTTTCGTAGCACTGTCGTATCCAAGTGGAACTTCAGTCATAGACTTGGTTTCTTTGCCATTAACTTGTCCGGTCGTCTTCACTATACACCAGACCTCGTTGATTTCCTCGACGCTGATGTCAAGGTAGCGCTTCTTGTTGTTTTTATCGGTGGTAAAAATTGTATCCATTATAATAATAAAAGATATGATTCAGGTGGTAAATTATGAGAAGATGGAGCGACTTAGGGCTCCTCCGCTCACAAACGTACCTGTCAACCTGAACACGTTAAGTATTATTATAGTGATAGTGGGACTTATTTATATGTATAAAAGATATATTACTATTAAACAATCTCGTGAACAATCTCGTACTTGAGACATTCGCTAGAATCTAGGTAGACATCATGTGTCATCATTTCCTTAAACTTTGGTTTAGGAATTTTCGTTTCACTCTCGTACAAACATTTCATCATTTTCATGATCTTTTTGCACGTTTTCAATTCATCTCTCAAATCCTTATATTTACCCATAAATCCAGACGACAACTGATGAATGAGTATATGCGCATGCTTTCCAATCATTCGCTTCTTACCACCGAGAAGCATAAATGTCGCAGCACTACAGCACGTACCCTCAGCTATAGTATGAACCCTAACATTGGAACGTCTGAGTGTGTCCATGACACCCATACCAGCGTATACATCACCTCCATCACTACAAATGTGGACGGTTATAATTGGATCATAACCAGGAAGTTCGATCGCTTTCTTTCTCAAATCTATTTCTAATTTTCTGAATGTTTCTGTAAATTTTAGAATACTAGTTCTGTCTATGTCACCATAAAAATAAATGTCACACCCAACGACGCGCACGATTTCTTGGGTCTCGTCTTCACTCTCTTCGTCAGAGCTCATTTAATACATGTGTCATTTTCTTTTTAACTTTCATAACTTCACTCGTTTTCAATTTGTTATGAAGAGCTAAATGATTCATAACGTCGAAATCACCAGGTTCCAGCTTATATTTAAAACACGTCTCAAAATTACCAATTTTCGCGTACTCTCGAAGAATTTGTAATTCTTCTATACCAATTTTTGTAGTGTTTCTATTTTGAATATTTTGTATTTTTTGTAATCTCATTTTATAATTACCATACTTTGTCCAAGTACTTCCAGCTTGTAATTCATCTGGTTTTAGCAATTCACCCAGATAATGCTTGGGTATAGCTATACCGCATAAGGTATAATAAGGCATATATTCCCATTCCCCTTTGTATATACCAGCATCATACACATCAGCTAGAGATAATGACTCTGAAATTTTTTCAATATTACTCTCATTCGAATGTGGGTAATTACCATGTATAACATCTATAACATGTCCCCTTTCGTGTACAGTTTGTGAAATATCAAATGCCCCCCTATGACACAACACTTCGACGAGTATACTTTTAGACGTTTTAAAAATATCCTTTTCATCCGACTTATTAATATAATGATAAAAATCGCGAATGTTCCCAGCGCACTTATCGGATGCAAAGCGAGCCCCAGGGTTCTCGGGTTCTAAAGAAGCTATTTCATCAGCAGTTCGCTTGGGTACGATTATCAACTCAAACCCGGGTATTATATGAACAGAATTCGAAACAAAAACGACGGAGCCTGTCGTTAAAGGTGCCTTTTTTGAAGTTATCCTTTCCATGAGCTGTCTGTGCCCATACACATTGACATCATACCCATCTATGAATATATGAAAAGATGTTTCACCTATGAGATCTAAAAAGGTACTCTTTCTTTGGAAAAGTTCACTATGTATCTCTATACTATTGGAATTATTCAAAACTTTTTCCAAGATGAATGTTTTTCCTACACCAGAAGAGCCGCATAAGAACACGTTCAACCCCTTTTTAACACACTCTTCCAATCTTTGAAGTTCTTTCGTGTGAAGCGTAGGGGTTGGATCTTTTTTTTGTGGAAGTATTTTAACAAAGGCATCCATGTCTGAAGACTTTACTGAACAAGCTCTAGATATTTTTTTAGAAAATGATACACTTCATAAAAAAGTTATTGAACCTATCAAACGAAAGGTATACCCTTATGTTATAAGTATTTTACTCTTTAATGTTATTCTTTTTTTGATGCTGGCTTATCTGACTCATCGGGTATATCTGCTACAACTTTGATATTCTCTAATTCTTTGTTTTTTACACGACGGATACCTTCTATTTCCTTACCCAATTCATGACGCATCTCAGATTCGCTCATAAAAGTTTCTATGGGTTGAATGTGTAATATTTCAGGTTTAAAGAATTCCGAATCTTCAGGAAATTGTTTTTCAAACGCTTGAATGATAAAATATGGTAAAGGTGGAGATTGTTCTATGAGTCGATCATATTCTGCGCGACATGTTTCTATCATAGTCGTCCCGTCTATAGAACGTTCCTCTACAGGCAGAGATAACTCTAATCGAATAGTGCGGGAAAGTTTACCGTATTGGAGTGACGCAACTCTGCATCCTTCCATCATTTCATTTATCTTTAAGAATTGCATAATAGTTGCTATGATTCCTGCTATCAGATTCATCGCACCGATTACAGATGGAACCGCACCTCTCATGTTTTCTGGAAACGAATTCTGTGCAAAATTCGCAGTTCCCGTTATCGTCGAAAGAACAATAACTGGTAATGTAAATCTCATACTCTGTTTTTTGAAGACTAAATACGCATGGTTATGCATGTACCTGTAGCAGGCGGATGCCTCACCCCATGTTTTCAGAATAACTTCTTGCTGAGGATGCCAAAATGGGACAACTTTGGTAGACTTTTTGTTATTCATACTATAAGTTCGATAAATTTCTGAGACTACTATAAATGAAAAAGAAGCTTAACCCTCAAGTCGCGACGTTCATTATAATAGCACTTCTCGCGGCTGTCATGTATCTTCTGATGTACCCTAAAGAAAATATCGTTCAAGTTCAAGTTCCAGTTCCTGTAGAAATGATAGCACCCAGGGAAGTCGTCATGGAACCCGAATTCAGGAATCCACCTATTAAAAAGTACAAACCTGGGCACGTACAGCAGATGGGCGTTCTACTCGGTGATAATAATGAAACACTCCCTTTGTACGGGAAAGAGGTTCGAGGTAGGCGCGACAGGTATAACTATTATACCGCTACATCTGGGGATCAAATATACCCATTGTCTGTTTCACATAACGAAAGGGATTGTATGGATGATATGGGGTGTGGGGAACTCTATGGAAACGAGAGCATCAGTGTCATGGGCAACGACTCAAACTTCCAAGCTAAATTGTACAGAACCGACAATTTTTTTTAACTCGGGTTATATAAATGAACGCCGTAGAGTTCGAAGCTTATAATTTAGAGCAACACATAGCATCAAAATCACAACTCGCGTACGATGCAAGTTTATCCTCTCATTCGGCCGCAGAGGCGGCGCAGCAGCAGTATTTGATAATTCAAGATTCGGAAACCAAAATAGAGAATATAAATCAAGTCATGAAAGAAACGTATGATGAAATTACAAAACCAGGAACTACATACGTACAATCTGTAGAATATTTACAATTGATGAAAGATTCCAAAGTTGTATTAGAGGCATTTTACAACGCCGCTTTGCAAGCTGAGATTTTGGCAAATACTCATATAAATTTGGCCCGTGAAAAAGGTGAATTGGCTGAAAATTATACTAAAGCTGTAAATGATTATTCGGTAAAATTACAAGAATTAGCTTCCGACTATAATGTATAATTTATCTAATAAAAACAATTCCAAATTTATTAGTCATTAACTTTTTAGCTTCCTGTAAAGATGGTTTAGACCATAAAAGCCACCTTGACCAAAAGCCAGCCGTTTTGACCCCCTGTTTACTCCACGTTTCGCCCATTCTCCCATGACGAGCTAAATATCTTCGCATGCGAGAAGGATCTTTGTGTATGGTATAATCAGAATACCCCTTTCCACCGAAATGAACTTTCGATCCATCTGTAAAAATAGCGGTAAACTTTTTTTCAGGGTGTAAACTTTTGATAAGTTTAACTCTCATTATTTTATACGTAATATAATAATACGATGGCATCCCTAGTCAGATATTTGGACGGATCGTATCTAGATGCTGGATTGTATTGGATTAAGATCGGGGATAAATTTACATCTTTACCTCTCGATACGATACGTACTGTAGATGGATTGTATACATATTCATCAATGCCCTCTGGTGTTTCTGGGCGTTTAGCTGATGGGTCATACAAATTAATAAATGGTGGATACCAAGTTCCTAAAATAGGAGATGATGGGTTCCCGATACTAAATGTGTACACGTATAGAATCCTTGGTGAAGGTGGTGGTTTCGATTTACCATCCGGTACTATTAAAACTCAAAATGGAAAGTTCAAATTACCGGATAATACTATCATAGATGGAAGAGCTATTAAGATGTCTAACGGTAGTTTCAAACTTCCTGATGGTTTATTTATGTTAAGTAGTACTAGTTCATTTAAAATTTCTAAAAATTTAGAAAATGCTGCGATAAATGTGGATATCGCAAAAAATTCCGATGTTCTGGCCAAATCAACAACAACCAGGGTATCTGATATATCCGATAATATAACCGATTCGTTAACCAACTCTCTCATAAAACGAAATGAAGTTGATGGAAAAATAAAAAATGCGGATGATGCGGTCACTGGTAAGAAAAATCTTGACGAGGGTGCGGATTCACAACGTCCTAAAGATCCCGACCCAGATGCGGATGCGGCTTTGAAAAGACGTATTGACTCTCTCGAAGCTGTGTTAGGTATAGCAGGTTTAGCTATGTTAATAGGTGGGTTATTAATGGATAATGGTGATGAATCGGAAAGAACCGCGAGCGAGAATGTGAAGGGGTGTGTAAGTTTGTGTTTACCGCATAATTTTTCAGAATATTATTACGGTAGGGTGGGTTATGATGAATTGAAATATACTACGATGGAAAGTGCGCGCGAAGAATTTCCCAATTTAGCGATATATCAAGATCAACCATTTTGTAGTTTAGAAAATCAGGATTGCTATGAACATTGTAAGGCTGCGTGTTTCAACGTTCATCAAGATGAACAGGAAGGTGATGGAGATGGAGATGGAGATGATAAACCTTGGTGGGAAAAGTTATTTCCAGACGTGGATAGTAATATAGTAACAGCAGTAGGATTGGCTATATTAGCAGTCATAATAATTGCCTTTTTAATCATGATAT